GAGATGTTCCCCCAATCACCAGCCGGATCGTTGTCGTACTCCATCAGCTGCTTGAACACCTTGACGCCTGACTTCAGCACAACGATGCCATCCTTCAACCCCTTGCCATCCGGGTTGTTGTAGACGTACGCGTTGTACAGGTAGGCGCGGCCAGCGTAGAGGCTCTTCGCTGCCAGGATACTTACCTCAGTCTTCTCATCGTACAGCCGTGTGCCTTCTTCACAGACAGGACACGGGTTGTCACCAGCAGTCTTGGGACAGGTGAAGGTGCCGAACTTACCCTCAGGCCGAAGCTTGTGTTCTTTGTACTCACGGAACCATGACGGTGCGTTCACATGAGGCGGGAGGATGCGACAGTGGGTGACCCCTGTCTTCAGGAAGATTACCTTCCCCTTCTCATCACCGCCGCTGGTCTTCTTAGAGTCAGCGTAGGCCGTAGCCATGAAGTCCGGATCAGATTCTCCGAAGCCTTCGGGTAGTACATTCTCGTCAATCATTTATCTCTCCTATTCAGTGCTGCCTTGCTTGACAGCTCAGTCAATCCTACATCCCATTATATGTTATTCCCCCAGGGAATGCAAGTTTAATTTAGGGGGCTGTTCATCACTCTAATCTCTTCCTTCTGCTTGTAGCAGAGGGCTATCCCGATGGAGGCCTTCTCTCGTAGCGCACGGTAGAAGCCGTCCATCGTCTTGTGTTGAGCATCTGCTTTATAGTACGCTGCTCTAGCCGCAGCTACGCCCGCATCAAGGACAAGGCGCTGCTTGATGGCAGGCTCAGTGATCTTGTCACCCGCTGTGGCCGCAGCCTTACGGATGGCTTGGTCCGCTAGCGCCTCAGCCCTGTCCGCAGCCAGCTTCTTGTTAGCTGCGTAGGCCTGACACTCGGCCATGATCTGTGCGTACTGTGCAATCTTGTGAGGCAAGTGGCTGAGATCCTTATCCAATGTCTCATCCGTGAGCCTCATGTCCGTGTCGAGGTCCAGCTTCTCAGTGGTGTCTTGCAGAAATACTTCAAACATCTATCTATCCTCCCTATCTTCCCAGATGTAAACCGCCAGAGATCCAGGCAGTTCATGATCCACTTTCAGTTGTACTCCTTCGAACGTCGTGTTGTCTCCCACTAGGCCGATGATGCCAGTACTCTTCTGTATCTCATCAGCCATATCGTTAGACACCAACAGGAACGTGAAGTCAGGGCAGTACCCCAAAGCACTGATGATGCTCCTCTTGACCTTACGCAGCTTGCGCTCCCATCCAGTAGAGATCCCGTGTACGTCAACCATATCATCCTCCGTAGCAGGAGTAACACCTGCCCTTAGCTTCCTGCCCACAGTGGCGGCAGGTAAGTGCTTGTTTCCTGTACCCTTCGTGGATGTCAGCCCACTTAGCTTTGAGTGCAGCCTGCTGCCACTCAGGTAGCTTGTGAAACTCTTCTGTCGCTTCCTTCATGGCATCTACAATGTTACCCGGCATCCAATTCTGCCTCCGTCCAGCTGCGGCCCACTCCCACGTTCATCTTGAACTGGAAGCCGCCTAGTTGTTTGACAGGTCGCTGCGCTATCTCTTGTATCTTAGGCATGAACCATTCGACCCGTTCGTCTTTGACTTCCCAGGCCCCAGAGTCATGGACTGTGAGGATGAGGAAGGCGTCTTCTTCTGTCATCGTACCATCTTGGATCTCTCTCTCAAGCAGGGCGTCCACTGCGTTGAGTGCCCGCACCGTGACCGAGTTGGCTGGGGACTGGACGCTGCCATTCACAGCCTGCCTCTCAGCGTTGGCCCTGGCCCACTGGTTGCCAGACACCAGCGTGCTGCCCATGTGCTTGAACCTCCCGAAGGCGGTGATGAGGGTGCCACCCTTGGCTGAGATCTCAGCCACGGTGTTGTCGAAGTACTTGGCTGCGTCAGGGAACCGCTCATCGATGGATGCGTATCCATCCATAACCATCTGATGCGTAACAGGAAATTCCTTCCCGTTGCAATCTTCCCATGTCTCCTTCATCAGGGCCTCACCTTCCACCGCACCATAGATCTTACTGAAGTTGACAGGCTTGGCGAGGTTGCGGTTGTGCTTGCTGACATCCTCATCCTTGATGCCAAGGAAGGCAGCAGCCGTAGCCGTATGAATGTCACCGCCTGACCGGAAGACTTCAAGCATGTTCTCATCCTTGGACAGGATAGCCATGACCATCAGCTCGATCTGGCTGAAGTCACCATAGACTATCTGGTACCCCGGCTGAGCGATGAACATGTCTCGGAGGTTCCCCTTCCCCGCAGCGATCCGCTTGTGGTCAAGCCTAGGGATCTGATGGAGGAAGGGGCAGGCCACCCGACCATTCACTGTGCCGTGGATCATGACTCCGATCCTCGCTCGACCGTCACCCTTGGTCAGCTTCTTGGCGTTCTTCATGTAGTTGCCGACCAACTTGGACAGTGACCGGAACCTCATGATGTCTTCCACTAGCGGGAACTTGGGGGCCAGCCTCAAGAGCGTAGCCTTCTGAGTAGTCCAGCCCTTCGCCCGCTTCTTGTCTTCGATATCCTTGAAGAACCCAGCGTTGGTGATGGCCTTGGCCACGTCAGCAGGGAGGTCAGGGTTGAACTCGGGCCATGTCTGCCGCTTGATCTCGACCAGCAGCTTCTCCTTCTCGTCAGTGAACTCCAAAGACAAGGCATCGATCACGGTGTGGTCAAGCTTGGTGCCATACCACTCAGCCTTGAACAGCGTGCGGATGAAGGGGTGTACCTCTTCCTGATACAGCTTCCACAGGTGCCCGATCTCCTTGAGCCGTGCGTAGTACCGACAGAAGAGGCGGTAGGTACACTCAGCATCCTTGCTGCCGTACTCCCACATCATGAGGTCAGGCACATGGTCGTACTTGTTCTTCAGTTCCCTGCCCCTGCCTGTGATCTTGTGCAACTCCTTGCTGTAGTCGCCTGTGTTCAGCTCTAGGTCAGACAGGTACTCAAGGTCATGGGGGGGATGCTCCCACAGGAGGTGGTGCATCAGCATGGTATCGAACAGGAAGCCCTCAGTCTCAAGGCCGAGGTGCTTCCGCATCACCAGCATGTCGTACTTGATGTTGTGACCTACCTTGGGGATCTTGGGATCTTCGAAGATAACAGCGAGATACTTCTTGACGTTGCGCTTGTCTGTCTCACTCCATGTTGCCTTCAGCTTCCAGTCCACCCCCTCCGGATCATGGTTGTAGATAGGTAGCACCGCCACTGTCTGCTTGCCTTCCTCGTACCCCCAGCAGAACTGGGCACAGATGAGCGGCTCCTCATTGAAGGGCAAGGCCCGTGACTCCGTGTCGAAGGCGAACATCCCCTTCTCCTGAATCTCCCTCACCATCCAGGCTAGGTCATCCATGTTCTCGATCAGCTTGTAGTCGCACGGTGCATCGTCCGGGTTGATGAGCTTCCCTTCAACCACACCCTTGGCCACCCTCAGATCCTTGACGATGGTACTCTCAAGCCGGGGGTCAGGGTTCATGTAGAGGGCATTGGGATCCGTTGTGACTACAATGTTATACTCCTGCTCCATCTCATCATCATGAGGGAAGGCCTTCTGTATCACCTTGCCATGCAGGGCGTTGACCCCACCCTCACCCATGAGGTTGAAGGCACGCAGCGCCCCGGCTCCCATGAGTACCACCACGTCAGGGTCCACGGCCTTCAGTTCGTCAGCCAGATGCACCATGCAGGCCCGCTGCTCCTGCACTGAGGCAGGGCGCTTGGGTGGGGCACACTTGACCATGCTGGTGACATACACGTCAGCAGTGGAGATGGTAGCAAGGGACAGGAGATCCTTTAACCTATCGATATTCCTACCGTTTCCGATAGTCACCTTGTCCTTCATGTCAGGGCTCTTGGCGATGACCATGATCTTGGTCTTCGTCGGTAGCTCAGCCTTGGTTGAGGGGCACATACTGGCCCTCTGACCGTAGATCTGTACGTAGTTGGTGAGCGACCCCAGCTTGCACTGGGGCTTGCCACACAGCTTCAGCTTGCAACTCTCAGCCATGGTCTAGCACCTCCTTGGGTCCACGTCTGGCCCAGCGTTTAGGGTTCCACTTGTGGAGTACGTCCGAATTCAACATCAGATAGATCCCCATCAATTCCTCAGGACAACCAGCCCCGCAGTAGCAGCACGCCCCGAAGTACCCGTTGTCCCTAGGGTACCAGCCGTACACAGCCGCCTCCCTACCATACATGACATCTTCCTTGGCGTCACACTCATGCTCAGCCCAACAGCTAGTGGGGCTGTGGTCTTGGTTGATATCATCCCTCAGTCGCCTGAGGATCCAGCCATCCTGCATCATGATGTTGTCAGGCTCAACAGCCATCGTGTTCCTTGTTCTTTATCTTCGCCTCTCGCTTGACGTGCCACTTGAGCAAGGGGGCGAGCAGTGCGCGCACCACCTTCAGCTTGGTGATTGTCCAGGCTGTGCTGACCTCCGAGGCTTTCG